ATTTGGGGAGGACGCCTCTGATGCCTTACGAGCGGAAGTGGTTTTTTGACAATGTTCGGAGGGATTTGTTCCGCGGCAACCTGACGCAATCGCAGGTTGATGGGATGAACTATCTCCTCGAAGTATGGGAACAGCACTTCGAGGCCAACAATCCCAACGACGGGACGATGTGGCTGGCCTATTGCCTCGCGACCTTTTTCCACGAAACCGCCGAGCAAATGATCCCGCTCGAGGAATACGGCAAGGGCTCGGGCAAGTCTTACGGCAAGCCGGTCGCGCCGCACAACGTGGCCTATTACGGGCGCGGCCACGTCCAGCTGACCTGGGACACGAACTACAAGAACGGCCAGCAATTCCTCAAGGATCGCTATGGCGTCCACGCCAACATCTATCCTGAGCCGCACCTGATGCTGCACCCGCAGACCTCGGCGCTGATCAGCTACGACGGCATGGTCTGGGGCTGGTTCACCGGAGTCGGGTTGCCGAAGTATCTGTCGAAATCGAAGGGGATCGAGGATCCGATCAATGCGCGCCGGATCGTCAATGGCACCGACAAGGCGCAGACCATCGCCAATTACTACTGGCTGTTTAAGAAGGCTCTCAAGCAGATCCCGGCCGCCGCTCCGATGGTGGAGGCCGAGCTCCCCGGCCTGCCCGCTGGGCCTGCTATGCCGGAGCCGAGCTGATGGATGATCTTCGCCGAGCTCGTCATCCCGCCGCCGACGCCGAAGCTGCTCGACTATCCGGCGTCGATCGGCATCATCATCGCCTGTATTTTGACGGCGATGATGCTTGTCGTCGCAGGCCGGTTCGACAAGACCGGCGGCACGCTGACAATCAGTCTTTTGGTCATTCTCGCGTTCATTTCGTTGGTCACCTATTGCGCCTTTTTCACTGTCCCGACCGACGAAATCACCTCGGGTGCGATTGGCGGCTTGGTCGCTGCTTTTGGCGCGGTGGTGACCTATTGGCTCGGCCGAAATTGGAAGGGGCCGCCTGAATGAGTCCGCTCGGCGTCGTCCTGGTCGTCATCCTCGTTCTGGTTCTATTCGGCGGCCTGGGCGGGCCGCGGTTCGGGGCCCCTTGGCAGTATGGCTACGGGTTCGGCAATAGCGGCGTCGGGCTGGTCACCGTTCTTTTGATCGTGGTCGTGGTGCTTCTGTTGACGGGGCGGCTGGGATGAGCAACGGCACGACAGACTATCAGAATTTGTGTGCGCAGATCGCTGATTGGGCGAACCGGCAAGATTGGTCGCCAGCCCTGGTGGCATCGTTCGTCGCCATGGCGGAGCAAAAATTTAACAGCGACCTTCGTGTAGATAGGATGATCGCCAACGCACAGAATACCGTCACTTGCGGCTGCGCGCCGCTACCCGACGACTGGCTGCAATCGGACCTCCTGTTGATGGCGAGCGCCTCGACGCCGACCGGCTGGGTGCCTTTGACCTACAAAGCCAGGGACGAGTTCTTTCGCCTGCCAGCTGCGCCCTATTCCGGCACTTATGTCCAGAACTACAACTCGACGTGGATGAACTACACGATCGAGGGCCGAACCCTCTATTTCGGCGGGGTGCCCAACGAGCTCGAAGGCACGCTTTTTCAGCTCAGTTATTTCCAGGAAGTCCCGGTGATGGCGAACACCGGATCGAGCTGGGTCTACACCAAGTATCCGAAGCTCTATCTGTTTGCGGCGCTCTCCAATGCTGATCTGCATGCGGTCGGCGAGGAGCAGACGGCGATGATGCTCGGTCAGCAGGTCGACCAGATGATCCAGGCGCTCAACAACGCCTACCTCATGTCCAAGGCGAGCGGTTCGCGGCTCAAGCGAACCCGGGTGCGGAGCTTTGGATGACCGACCAATGGGTTCCCCCGGCGCCCTCGACGCCGCCGCCGATCGTGCCGAGCCCGCTGCCGCCCGCGAATAGCTGGAACGACGTCGCTGGTTGTCTGGTCAGCGCCAACCCGCCGTCGATCGTCAGCGGGATCGTCATCAACGGCGTTCCGGCGATCATCAGCTCGGTCTACTGGCAGATTTCCCTCAACGACGGATCCGGCAATTTCCAGATCAACCAGCTCGACGGCGCTGGCAATCTGGTCGGCACCTCGATGCAGGCCTCGGGGGTTGATGGCAGCGTCACCTTCAATGAGCCGGTCTATTTGAGCGGGGCGCCGACCGTCTCCAATGGAGCCGCGACCAAAGCTTACGCCGACGCTGTTCCGCCCGGCGAAGCGCCGCTTAATACCGGCTTCATCTATGCGCGCGGTGGAGGGACATGGGTCCAGCTGCCAACCCCCATCCCCGACGCCCCTAACACCAGTCAGGTGTTCGGCCGTTACAATTCGACTTGGCAACTTATTGCGATCCAGACCGACGCGCCGAGCGACGGCAACACTTACGGGCGTTTGAACGGGGGCTGGAACCAAGCCCTGGCGACTACTGGCGGCACGATTACCGGCAACCTGACGGTCAATCAGGTGCTGACCGTGCAAGGGTCGAACAGCTTGGTGCTGAACGCTCCGGTCGGTAATCAGCGTTCGATCCTCGGCATGACGTCAACCATTGCGCGTTGGGGATTGACGCTGGGCGATGGCACTACGGAAGGATTGAACAATGTCGGTTCGAACTTCACTCTAGCCGCTTACAGCACGACCGGGGCGTTCCTCGGCAATTGGCTGACCATCGCGCGCGCCGATGGCTCCACGACCTTCAACGGGTCCGGCGTCACGATCAATGGCGGCCTTTCGGTCAATGGGTTGCTTGCCCTCGCCAGCCCGAACAACCTCGCGATCTACGGCGGTTCGGCTGGGCAGTTTTTAGCGACCGATGGCACGGGGATTTTGTCCTGGCAAACCCCGCCAGGAGCGGGCGGTGGCATTGGTGAAGCGCCCGACGACGGGACGATGTACGCCCGCATCAACAGCACATGGGAAAATATCCTCCATACTGACATTGCCGACTGGGCGACGGCGCTCTCGGGCTATTACCCGACTAGCAATCCGAGCGGCTATCAGACCGCGGGGCAGGTTTCGGTCTCGATCACCACTGCGCTCACCCCCTACGCGCTTTCCAGCTCGGTGCCGGTCGCTTCGACCACTACGCCCTCGATGAACGGCACGGCGGCAGTCGGAACCGGCACGACCTGGGCGCGCGGCGATCATGTTCATCCGAGCGACACCTCGCGCTATGCGGCGAGCAACCCGTCCGGCTATCAGACCGCGGCCCAGGTCAGCGCCGCGCTTACCCCTTATGCGCTGACCACTAGCTTGCCGCCTGCTTCGACCGTGTTGCCGATCATCGATGGGACGGCGGCGATCGGCGTTTCGACGGCTTACGCCCGCGCCGATCACGTTCATCCGGCGGCGGCGGCGAGCGGCGGCGACACCAATGACATTGTCTATTTCGGCGATGGTTCGGACGGCGCGGTCAGCATCACCACTGCAGTTACGCTGACTCGCGACATGTTCTATTCCAATCTGACGATCAGCGGTGCGGGCGTTCTCAATACGATGGGTTTTAGAGTTTTCGTTTCTGGTATCCTCGATATTACGGCGGCTGCGGCTAATGCTATTGTTGGCGCAACTCTCACCAACGCTACTGTTGGCAGCAATAGTGGTGGCTTAGGTGGTGTTAGTGCGCCTTCTCAACTCGGATGGGCTGGCATAGGTACGAGCGGGAATGCTGGTGGGAGTGGCGCTAATCAAACGGGCACAGGCGCAAGCGGCCAGAATGGGGGCGCCCCTCCTGCCGTTCAGGGGTATTATCTCGGATCTTTGGGCGGTCAGGGCGGTTCAGGCGGCGTTGCTACATCCGGCACAAATACTGGTGGCGCTGGCGGTAATATTAGTAACAGCATACCCTATGTCGGTCGTCTTCGTACTTTAATGGCTGCTCCGATTGGTCCTGGCATCGGGGGTAGTGGGTTCCAGGGCCGGTATACTGGCGGGAGTGGTGGAGGGGGAGGGGGCGGCGGTGGAACTCAGGGTACTACGGCTCCAGGCGGTGGTGGAGGTGGTTATCCCGGTGCCTTTCTTCTCCTATTTGCTCGCACCATCAATCGAGGCGCGGCAACGGCGGTCGGCGCGATCTTCGCGGGGGGCGGTCCCGGCGCCAACGGTGGGGCTGTTAACGGTGCTTCCGGCGCTTCCGGAGGCGGCGGAGGCGGCGGTGGTGGTTGTATCTATCTAGTTTATCGCTTCCTAACTGGGGCGAGCGCCCCGAACGTACTTAACGCGTCGGGCGCGTCGGGCGGCAATAGTAGCGGATCCGGCGTTCAGGCGGGTACGGGCGGCTTCGGTGGAACGGGCGGCAATGTAACAATCTGCAACGTCGCCGCTGACACGATCGTAAACGCGGTGGGTTCGGCGGGTAGCGCGCCGAGCGGCATAACTGGGGGTGCGGGCGGCCCGTGCTTGGTGACCCTATGAGCACGATCATCGATCAATATGGCCGCGAGATCGAGGTCCAGACCGACGTCGTGACCCAGACCATCGAGGGCGCGGTGACCGAGGACGTCTATACGCTCGATGGCGTTGCCGTCTGGCTCCCGGCCGGGACGCCTGAGCACATTGCTTTGCAGACGATCGAGGCGATGGCGCCTGATTGGTGGACGCCGCCAGCCCCGGAACAACCTATCGAAGAAGAACAGGTGTAATTTGGCCGACACCCTCACCGTTAATTATGGCTGGATCATGCCGCAGGATCAGGGATCGCCTGATACTTGGGGCCAGAAGATCAACGCCGATCTCGCGGCGATCGACGCTCAGGTTTATGCCAACGCGAACCTGCCGGTCGCCAACAATATTGAAGTGATCAGTTCGGCGACCGGGCCGGTCAGCGCGACTTTCAGCTTCTTCTCCTACCAGGGCGCAGTCGGCCAGCAATTGCGCTGGCAATGGGCAATGGGCACGACGGCGGAGAGCGGCAGCAATGCCGGTTCGAACCTGTCATTGATGTCCTACAGCGACACGGGAACGCTCATCGCTTCGCCGATCACCATCAATCGCGCCACGGGAGCGGTGGCGTTCAGTGGGTTGGTTACGTTTGCACCGGGTCAATTGTTGAGCGGTAATCCCCTTAATATTGGAGGTGGTAGCGCTTCTCCGACTATTTATTTCAGCAGCACCGCAAATATTGGCACCGGAAATGTTGTATGGACCGAGATGATCGCAACTTCAACCGAATTTACAATATTTGGCCCTGGAACAAGCGGCGCTAATGGTGCTCAATTGCAATTCCTCACCAATTGGCAGTCAGATAGTGGTAAGAATGCTTTGATGGTTGATAATATTCAAGCATTTTTGGTGAAGGATATTACTGGGGAGTATGCGCAGATCAATTCTTCAGGATTAGCATTTATCAATTCAAGCGGTAACCAATCTTATTTGCAGCTTGTCTATAGTGCCCCTAACGCGTTCATGACCGTTGGTGGTGGGGCGGGATTTGGTTTTAATGGTGATGGTTCTGCGCAAAAGGCGGGCGGGGGTCCGTGGTCGGCCTTAAGTTCCGATGCGCGCGTAAAAGAAGTTGATGGCGAATATCAGCCGGGCCTCGACGCTGTGCTTCGGCTTCGTCCGGTCGTTTATCGCTTCAAGGGCAACGACGGTGATCCTGCTAAGTTGTCGCCGCATAAGCAGGTGGCGGAAGAACGCACGCCGTTTGTCGGTCTGATTGCTCAGGAAGTTGAAGCGGTGATGCCCGGTATGGTGGGCAAAAGAGAAGGCTATATCGACGGCAAGAAGGTTAATGATCTGCGAACTCTTGACACCTCGGAGTTGGTTTACGCGCTGGTTAATGCGGTTAAAGACCTCAAGGCCGAGCTCGATGAGCTGAAAGCGCGATGAGCACCCCGCGCGATCTTCGGGTCTTCAAGCCAGGCTTCGTTCCGCTGGCCCTTCCGCCGGGCGTGGTCACCACGCCGACCAAAAACATGAATTCGAGCAATTGGGCCGAAGTCAATTGCATGCGCTGGGTCGAGGGCCAGCTGCAGCCGGTTGGGGGTCAGCAGCAGTATAATTACAGCTTCGCTTCGCGTTGCAAGGCGATCCATGGCTGGTATGGGCTCAATGACATCTTTTACATAGCCTATCTGTGCGAGACGAACCTCTATGTCGACATCCTGGGCGAGCTGTTGGAGATCAGCCCGACTCCGCCCATTGTCCCGCCTTCGGTCCCGACCGGCGGCTACGGCAGCGGCTATTATGGCGTGGGCAATTACGGCCAGCAGCAACCGCCGGTTTCGGGCTCCGTTCTGCTTGACGAAGTGCCCGACGCTTTCACGCTGCAGAACTTCGGCTCGATCCTCCTGGCGATGACCTCGGCCGATGGGCGATTGCTGCAATGGGATCCTTCTCAGGGCCTTCCGCAATCTGGCAATGTGGCGACCGAGGTTGTTGCCGATGAGGGTCGTGGCATTGTTCCGACCGGCCGCTGCTTCGTGGTCACGCCCGAACGGTTTGTGATGATTTTCGGCGCCTACGATCCGACCAACGGCGGCGGCTTTCGTCGCTTCGCGTGGTGCGATCAGGAGAACTATCAGGCCTGGGATTATTCCAATGTCACGAGCCAAGCGGGCTTTCTCGACATCGAGCCGGCGTCGCCGATCGTCGCGGCGCTCAACACCCGCACCGGCACGCTGTTCTGGACTGGCCGAAAGGCGTACATCAGCCAGTTTCTCGGCATCCCGTACGTCTATAACTCGACCGAACTTGCCGACAATTGCACGCCTTGGTCGCCGCAATCGATGATCAACACCTCGTCGATGGCGGTGTGGTTTTCTGATCAGGGGGTGTTCACCTATGACGGCACCTCGATCCTGCCGGTGCAGTGCAATGTGCGCGGCTGGATCAACGACGACATCGATCCGCTCAATGTGCGCGAGCAGGCCTGCGCGGTGCATGTCGCCGACTATAACGAGTTCTGGTGGTTCTACCCGCAGCTCGGCCAGTTCTACAACACCAGGGCGGTAATCTACAGCTACAAGGAGGGGTGGTGGTCGCAGGCGCAGATGAGCCGTTCGGCTGGGGTGAGCTCGGCCTATACGGTGCAGACGATCATGGCCGATGGGACGGTCGCCTTTCAGCATGAGCTGGGCAATTACTACGTCAACGCCGCCTTGCCGTGGGCGGAGACGTTCGATCTCAACATCACCCCCGATCAGCGGCTGATCACCGTCAAGCAGATGATCCCCGACATCGGCACGATGGAGATCACCGACCCGACGAAAATCGCCGCCGCCATCGGAAGCCTGCAATACTCGTTGTACTACCGCAACTCGCGCTCTCTCGGGGCCGCCGAGCAGCAATCGCCGCCTCGCCCGGTACGCCAGGACGGGTTTGTCGACTTTCGGACCACCGGGCGAGATATTCGCTTGCTGATCGAGATGAGCGGGCCGAGCGTGCCGTTGATCACGCTTGGCAATCATCTGGTCGACGCTGTCCCGCGAGGAGATCGATAATGGTCGCTCAAACTCAGTCGCCCATCGGCCTGCAGCCTCCCCCGCCCTTGCCCAATATGCCGGACGTGAGTTCGACCCTCACCAATTACCTCAACACTTTCGCGCTCTGGTGCCGACGCGGCTTCGCCGCCAAGCTCAGCAACAATACGGCGCTGCCCGGGATCCTGCTGCAGGCCGCCAACGCGCCTGCCGGAACGACCCCGAATGTCTGGCTTCTTCAGGTGAGCCAGACTGGAGTGATCGCGGTGACCCAGGTGCCGCTCGGAGGCGGCCAGCCGTGATGCATCCCTATCACGCCAAGCTGGCGCGTCTGCTCGATCGGATGGGCGGTCTGTGGACCGTGCAGGACATCCTGTCGGCGATCGCTGAGGGCCGCATGCAGTCGTTCGTCGAGGGGGAAACCTGGGCGATCACGCAAATCGCCTGTTTTCCCCGGGCCAAGCTGCTCGAGATCCTGGTCGTGGTCGGCGTGCTCGATGACTGCCAAAAACTCTTAGATCGAATTTTCCAGTACGCTAACGATCATGACATCGGGCTGATCCAGGCCTACGGTCGCCGTGGGTGGCTCGATCATCCGCTGACCGCGGGCTGGAAGATCAGGACGAAAAGCTTCCTCTACCAACGAGAACTCTGATGGGCGGATCCAGCACTACTGTCCAGCAAGGATCGAGCGAGAGCACCAACGAAATCCCGCAGTGGGTGCAAAACGCCGGGCAGCAGAACTATGGGCTCGCTCAGCAAGTCGCTTCGCAGCCCTTGCAGCAATTTCAAGGGCAGCAGGTAGCGGGCGTTTCGCCGCAGAGCCAGCAAGCCTACAACCTCGCGGCGAATAGCGGCAGCGTCGGCCAGGACGCGCAGAACGCCTCGCAGGCTGGTTATCTGAACACGCTTGGCCAGACGCCAGCCCAGGTCACCGCGGCGCAGGCGCAATTGGCCAATCCGGTCACCGCGGCAACCGCCGGTTCGGCGGCGCAATCCGCCTTGGCGGCGCCAGTCAACGCGGCGACTGCCGGCACGTCGCAGCTCTCCAATACCAATCTTTCGCCGTACATGAACCCGTATACCCAGGACGTGATCAACGCGACGCTGCCGATCATGCAGCAAAACCTGGGGCTCAGTCAGAACCAGCAACAGAATGCGGCAAACAGCGCCAATGCCTTCGGCGGCTCGCGGCAGGCGATCCAGCAAGGCGTAACCCAGGCGCAGGGCGCGATGGGCATGGCGCAAATGGCGGGGCAGCTCAACGCCGCCAACTTCGCTCAGGCGCAGCAAGCGGGTGAGTTCGACGTCGGTCAGGCCAACACCCAGGCTCAGTTCAATGCCGGGCAGCAAAATCAGGTCAGCTTGGCGGATATGGCCGCGGCCAACAATATGGGCCAGTTCAACGCTGGCCAGACCAATGCCCAGGCGCAATTTAACGCCGGGCAGGCTAATCAGGTTGGGCTCGCCAACATGGCCGCCGCCAACCAGATGGGCCAATTCAACGCCGGGGCGCAGAACACCGCGGCGGCCGGGAACCAAGCGGCCGGGCTGCAGCAGGAGCAGCTCGCCAACACCGCGGCGGCCGGCCTGGGCAATCTCGGCACCCAGCAGATGCAAAATAACATCGCCAATTACGGGATGTTGACTTCGGCCGGGGGCTTCGAGCAGCAACAACAACAAAACGATATCAACGCCCAGATCGCTCAGTTCCAGCAAGCTTGGCAATATCCACAGCAACAACTTGGCATGATGGAGAGCTCGCTCGGCATGACGCCGTACGACACTGGGACGTCGGGCTCGTCGGCGAGCACCTCGACCACCACGCAATCGAACCCGATGGCCGCGGCGCTTGGCGGCCTGCAGACGCTTGGCGGCCTGTTTAATCCGCTGAACAGCATGTTGAGTGGCGCGGCCGGGGCGGCCGGCGGCGGCTCGGATCGGCGTCTAAAGACCGACATCAAGAAGGTCGGCGTTCACAAGCCGACCGGGATCGCCCTACATTCGTATCGCTACAAGGGCGATCCGAAGACCTATCCCAAGGTGATCGGTCCGATGGCCGAGGACGTCGCCAAGCACTTTGGTTCAGGCGCGGTCAAGGAGATCCCTGGTTCAGGCGGCAAGATGGCGGTCCACCCTGGCGTCCTGGGCGCCTTGATGACCCCGCCGAGCTCGGCTGGCGCGCAGAAGGCGATCGACATCCTTCGGCAGAAGCCTCAGCCAGGGGGCGCGCTGTCGCCGCTCGGCCGGCCGCCGTCGCGGGGGATCCTGGCCGGGGGGAAGCTTCGCGCACCGGGGGCGCCGATCTTAGGGGCGCTCGGTGGCTGACGATCCGCGCCCTGAATACCAGCATGGCGTTGGGACGATTGGCTCGACCCA